GTTTTTTCTATTTGCACACGTTGTTCTGCATTTGGATAGATTCTTATTTTTACTGCCCGGTTTATTTTCCTCACCTCGTATATGTTGATAAATAATTTCAATCATTGCTTTTGAACATTTTGTTCCTTTTTATTATAATACAAGCCCGCTACCAGAACAAGTGTTTCTTCTCTTTATTTACAAGATTCTTTTGAGCATTTATGCTCAGCTCCACAATTCATCTCACTACCTGAAGAGGTAGGAGAATTCTTGCTAAGCTTTGTTAAAATTATAGATTTTATTCACATTATTTCTTGTGTCTCTGTCGATACCCAGGCAATAAACCAAAGCCCGATGGTAGACATCCTGATATCTGCATTTTTTCAGATATTCCTCATAAAATTTTTCGTGTTCCCTGCTCTTGAAAGTAATTGTGCGAGAATTGCTATTCTCTGCTCTTAACGCTGTGTTTGTCATTTTCATTTTCCTCCTGAATTTTTAATATTTTGGTATAAAAAAGACACTCCATTTCTGGAATGCCCCATAAAAAATAGGGACACCCGCTTTTAACAAGTATCCCTATAATCTATCAATGATCTGATAGCTCTCTATTCATTTTCATATTCAAGATTCTTTGTGTTCCCCGTCCCGAGGTCTAACGCAACAACAACGGTTACTTTCTTCACAAGGCTCTTTTCTTTGTGATTTTCACCTATTTTTTTGAAACTGAAAAACTCCACAAAGTGCGTAAATTCAAGGATTTCTACATATTTTTCCTTTGTAGCAACACCACAGTCTCGACTGTGTTTTCGTTGAGCAACCGAATTGCTTCGCCTTCAAAGCCTTCATAATACACCGGAAATGCCAGATCAATCTGCCTGATGATGCGCCCATCACCCATCTTTTCCGGGTATAACTCAATTGCATCAATAAACAACTGCATAAATTCCTTCTTTTCAAAATCCGTCATTTCTGCATACAGTATATCAAACTTCTGCAGAATTTGATACAGTTGTTTTTCACTAATTTGTCTTCCATACGCTGCCTTAATCTTTTCCTCCACATCGGCAATCTCATTCTCAAAACCAGAGATCCTGTCATAAAGATTATCCAGACGGTCCTGCATATCCTGGAACTTCCTTGCATAATGCTTATCGCCAGCATCCAAAGCATCCAACATCACAAGCAGTTTATTCTTTGCCCCGACAACCTGCTGCAACTGCCCCTTCAGCTGATCCCGTTCCTCTTCCAGATTCGAGACATCCACCTTTTCCTGCAATCTTTCTCCAATATACTCATGAAACCTTTCATCAGCAATCATCCCTCTGATGAACCACTCCACCTCTGCATTGATCTCATTCTGATTCAGTGATGGCTTAAAATCACAGAAATGTTCCTCATCAATCTTTCTCCTGTGCTGACATCTATAATAGAAGTCATCCTTATATTCACCAGATTTCTTATTCTTCCTTCTCCTCACAGTTCCTGCCATTCCAGCACCACACACCGAACATTTCAAAAGTCCCGACAAAATATGCTCATGTTCAAGACTATGTGTCTTATTCCACTTAACCCCTGTCCTCTTCCTTTTCTCTCTCGCCGCCTCCCACGTCTCTTCATCCACAATCGCCTCATGCTTTCCCCTGACGGAAATGATCTCTTTTGGATTTCTCTTAATCTCCTCAGAATTTGTACGCCTGTTATATACAATCATCCCATAATAAACAGGATTCCCCAGCACCGAGGAAACAAAATCCGAAGTAATAACCTTATCCTCTCCCTTCGCCACACGCTTATAACCATTCTCATTCATCCAGCCCACAACCGTATTCAGCATCATATCCGGTTCCAGATACTTCTGATAAATCATCCTCACCAGATCCGCCGCCTCAGGAACCACCACCAGTTCCTTATTCACACTCACATATCCATACGGTACACCGCCGCCTGGCCAGCCCCCGTTCATCAGCTTCTGCATTCTCGCTGCCATAAACTGGACTGTAATATTCTCATGCTCCATCTCAGCCACAGCAGACAGGATAGCAAGTGTCAGCCGTCCGCCCTGTGGAGAACTGTCAATGGCATCCTCAACACAGACCAGATCCACATCAAAATCCATCAGAAGCTGCACAGACTTCAAAATATCCGCCGCATTTCTTCCAAAGCGGGATAACTTAAATACCAGCACACAGGAGATCTCATCTTTCTCACAGAAAATGTCATCCATCATTTCCATAAAAGCCGGTCTGCCCTTGATGCTCATTCCAGATCTGCCTGCATCACAGTATTCCCTGACCACTTCCATTTCTTTATAGTCCGCATACTTCCGAAGCCTCTCTGTCTGTGCTTCCAGACTGTATCCCTCTGTCTGAGCCGCTGTAGAAACACGGGTATATATGTAACATTTCTTTCTCAAATCTTCACCTCATTTCGGTTGCCCATCGTCATACGGTTGCCGTACATAAAATATATCGGAATCACCAGTCTGTGCCAACTCGCAGAACGACCAAAAAAACTGCCCCAAAATCCACCTTCTCCTATGCGGTTTCCATAGCGCAAAAAGACCGGCAGCCCCAAAAGACCACCGGCACACTCGATCACTTCCCCTGCAGCTGTGCATTTCTCTCCTCAATCTCCCCCAGAACCACATCCCCGTACTTCTGGATCATTCTTGCCAGAAACTCTGCACACTTTTCCATGTTTAGCCTGGCCTGTTTCTCCGTCAGTCTGCCGGTATCGATCAGTTCAATTTTTCCCATAGCCAAAAACCACCTCCTACTGTTCCAAGGAGTCCTGGTCCCTGATTTTTTGACTTTCCGGACAAAAAAATAAACCCGCTGCCATCCACAGATTTCTCCGCAAACAGCAACAGGTTTCCCCGCAAACAGCAACAGGTTTCCCCTGATGCATTTATTTACTTTATCATCCGTTCAATACCATCGGTCATACGGATTCCCACGCACCCTCTTTGTCTCTGGTGCCTTCTCAATACTCTTTTCAGCTTCTTCCCTCGTTGTTGCAAACAGCCTGTGAGCCTTCACCTGTATTCCGCCGCCCGTATCTGTAAAACGTACCAGGAACATCCCGCCGGAACACCTGCGGATCTCCACTTCTCTCACATACCTGTTTGATTCCACAATATATGCAGTATCCCCGACTTTCATAAAATCACACTCCTGCACTCAAAACATCCTTCATCCTCACCAGAACAGGAAGCACCTGCCCGTCAGCAAATCTCCGTTCAAAAGAACCATTGGAAAAATGATCTTCTCTCAGCAGCATTGTCAGCAACGCCGTACAAAGTTCATAATCCGCTCCCGGAACACGTTTCAGTTCCTCATTACAGTCAATCGGCTCCGTAATCATGTAATCCCCATAATTTGTTTTCAAATCTCCTATTGTCTTTAACAGATCTGCATACAGATTCTCTTGTGGATTCTTTAATTCCAATATTTCCTGAATTTTTCGTAGTTTCTCTGACTTTGTCAATGCTATACACCACCTTGATAAACGCTCGAATATATGTTCTTTATATTTTAACATATACCCAATAATTATTCTAGCGCAAAATATATTCATGTAATATCCACAACAGCAAGGTTTCGTTGCGACTACGAAATTGATACAATTTAACGGTGCACACCCTTGTGAACACCCCTGTTCGCCTTTCGTTAAATAATTAAAATAGGCTACTCTTTTGCATATTTCTGATCAGCCTGTTTCTTCCATAAAAAAAGAGACATTGACATAATTTGATCAATATCTCTTCTGCTGCTTTGCTGAGACATATTCTTCCGACTGGATATACTCTCTCAGGGAAGCATCAAATTCATCCTTGACGGAATCCAGTCCATAATAAAACCGCTACCACACCGAACCAAAGGATATGTCTCTATTTTGGGTAAAACCATAGATGTAGGTTAATCATGTTTTTTTAATCAGCGTTTTGATACTCACTGTCTTCCCCAAATAGCTACCGAATTTGACCTCACGATCAATTCTTCGACAGGCAGACCAATCGGGCAAATGTTATGGCAAGCTAATGATTTCCCGCATCCCTCAAAATAATTTTCCTTATATTGAGTTGAAACCTCATTCCGATGGCTTATTTCCTGTTCTTCATTCAGAATCCGAAATGCGTTGACTGCAGCAACAGCGCCTGCGAAAGTCCCATTTGCAGAGAAGTTAGGACACACTTCAAGGCAGCAGCCACACATCAGACAGCGTGCCGACTGGTATCTCGGTTCATGTGTCCACGGATTCATATAAGCTTCACTTTCAAGCCAAAGGTTCAGTTTTTTCAAATTTTCAAACAGAATTGACCGGTCAACGATCAAATCTCTTACAAGCGGAAATTTGCTTAAAGGTTCCAAGGTGATTGTAGAACCTTTTAACGTATGTAGAAATGTAGAGCATGCCAGCCTCGGACGTTCGTTAATCAGCATGGCGCAAGCCCCACATTTTCGCACCATACAGCTACATTCCCAGCTGATGGGAGTAACTATATTCCCTGAATTATCTTTCAAAGGGGTTCTACTGTTCAATTCCTTTAGAACATTGGCAACAGAGCTGTTTTTGCTTCCGTCAAACTCAAATTCCTGCCAATAACTGTCTGATTTCTGACTCTCCTGCCGCCTGATTCTTATTTTATATACCAAGTGAATCACCGCCTTTCTGGAACAGGTACAAAGGAAATCTGTATCTGCTTTCCATCAAATCGTGCCACCGTCGTTTTGAGAAAATCCCTGTTGTTGCATTCAGGATAATCCTCCCGCCAGTGCGCTCCCCGGCTTTCTTTTCGGGCAAAGGCGCTTTGGAGAACTGCAAGACCAAGCAACGGCAGAGTTCCTTTTAGTTCCTGCACTTTCCGAATCCCTTTTAACAGGGAATTTCCATTTCTAACAACCCCAAGAGAATCCTGCATAGCCTGATTTAATTGTTTTGTTCCCACAATTTCCTGCACTGGTGGAATATCTATCTGCGCCGCACAAGATAAAACTACGCCGTCAGCTTGTTCGCAGGCTGACTTTGCCGCAACACGTCCTCCGTACAATGCGCCCAACAGGGAATTACCACCTAGACGGTTTGCACCATGATATTGGGCACAGCATTCCCCGGCAGCATAAAGATTCTGAATCGACGTTCTGTGCTGTTCATCCACAAGAATACCACCCATGAAGTAGTGGATTCCTGGCAAAACAGGCACCGGTTCCTTCCGGATATCCTTATGCAGATATGTCATGCAGTCATCTGCTAAGCCAGACAGCTTATTTGAAATGATCTCCTTCGATATTTCCGTCATATCAAGAAATACCTCGGATTCATGGCTGACCTTCCATATTTCTCTGGCGGTAATATCACGGGGCATCAGATTTCCAAGCTCCGGGTATTTTTCCTCCATGAAATACCACGGCTGATTGTTTCTGAGAGCAAACAGCCTGCCGCCTTCCCCTCTAGCTGCCTCGCTGATAAGCATACGTTTCCCGCCGCATTCCACAGTAGTCGGATGATACTGGATCATTTCACCATTTGCCAGAGGAACACCAAGCCGGAACAATTCTGCGGTTACTTCTCCCGTATTGGACAGCGAACCTGTTGTATTCCCAAACAATCCGTGCATACCACCGGAGGCAACAATGACCGCATTCCCCGGTAATTCCACAATTTCCTGACTGTATTCATCCCTGATTACGCAGCCACAACAAATATTGCCACACAGACGAAGTGTTAGGAAAGAATGATGGCTGAACCGTTCTACCATACCAGATGCTTCTTTCCTGCGAACAGCGTCTATCATAGCTGTCATGATCTGCTTCCCGGTATCGCTCTGTGCAAAAGCAGTCCGTTTCTTTTTCTGCCCGCCAAAATTCCGCAGATCCACATCATCATAGCCACTCATGTTAAATTTAACTCCAAGTTTTAGCAGCCAGTGCACCAGCTCCGGTGCTGCCTGTGTCATTCCCCAAACTGCATTTGGATCTGCCAGACCACATGCTGCCTTTATTGTATCTGTAAAATGTTCTTCGGGACTGTCGTTTTCATCTTTTGTATTCAAAGCTGCGTTGATACCGCCCTCCGCCATAACAGACTGTGCCCGCTCTGACGGAAGGGAGGAAACCAGTTTTACATTGCATCCATTTTCCGCTGCCTGCAAAGCCGCTGAAAGTCCTGCCAGTCCAGCACCTATAATAATAATTGTCTTACTCATAGATATTGCCACCCAATATAATATAAAATAACCGCTCCCGCTATAAAAAGAAGAAGCACCGAAAGGATCAAATAAATATCGCTCCTTCGTTCTTTATAACTAATGATTCCCAGTGATACGAGCAATGGGCGTATATTGATAAAAATATGAACAAAGATTGCCGCTACGAACAAAAGCTGAGTTACCATCTTTACCGTTGTAAAAGGGAACAAAATATATGTCCCATTCTGCACCTTTCCAAACAAGCCAATATGGAATAACAGCAGAATCAGTATTGCCATCCCACTGGCTCGTCTCGCCCAAAATATGGCGTTCTGTTTCAGATACATTTTTCCTGATTGCTTCGCTGTCTGTAAACTCTGAACTGTCAGGATGACACCAATCACCGTATGCACAACAAGAATACCAACACCAATCCATGCAAGAAGTTTCCCTGCACTACTTCCAACTCCGTTCAGCATAAAGCTGCCCATGATTCCATGAATCATAAAAATGAGAAGCATTAAAACAGACAAAATCGTATTCCATTTTCTCATAAATTCCCGCTCACCTCATTTCTTCGCTGTCCATGATCATATAGTCCATCTGTGTTAGCGTTGTAACGTCAATAAAATCATCCGATGCCAGGAATACATCATACTTTCCACTTACCACTCTTGATAGCATCATTGTGTTACTGTACTCTTTCAGATCTACGGAAAAACCGGCCTGTTTCAACCTGTCACAGAGTTTCTTAGCATAACTGACAAGCGGATAATCCGTCTCAGATACATATAACCGAAAACTAATGTCCGTTTTCATGAGATCTGTTTCATTTGTTTCCGAATCGTCCAGTACCAATTCTTTTAATTTATTCCGGGTGTTCTCGTTGTCGAGACCATCTGACATCATATTAATACCGAGAACATAAGAGCCTTCCAACTGTGCGGAGGCTTGAGCCGCCTTTTTTGACTTCGGTGTTGCTCCTGTGACTGCATCAATCATAGAAGGCGGTGAATGTAAAATGACACCAAAACCTACAAGAAAAACAATCGTAACAACTAACAGAATCAGTTTTCGTTTCACATTTCCACCTCATTTCCTATTTTTTCAAAATTCTCATTGCGTTCAAAACAGCAATTATGGTAACGCCTACATCACCAAATACAGCTTCCCACATTCCCGCAATACCAAGAGCGCCAAGAATCAGGAACACACTCTTAATTCCAAGGGCAATCACTATATTCTGCATGACAATTTGCTTTGTCGCTTTTGCCACATCAATCGCATCCACCAGCTTAGATGGTTCATCTGTCATCAGAACCACATCCGCAGCTTCAATGGCCGCATCTGAACCAAGCCCACCCATTGCAATACCAACATCTGCACGGGCAAGAACAGGAGCGTCATTGATACCATCACCAACAAAAGCCAATTTGCTTCCCGGTCTCTTTTTACTATCTAAAAGCTCAACCTTTTCTACTTTTTGGTCAGGAAGCAGCTGTGCATAATATTTATCCAACTGCAATTCTTCCGCAACAGCCTTCCCAATTTTTTCATCATCACCGGTAAGCATGACTGTTTTTTCCACGCCGATATGTTTCAAATCAGAAATTGCTTTTTTGCTGTCCGGCTTTACTTCATCTGTTATCAAAATGCATCCGGCATATTGACCATCTACTGCTACATAAACCTTTGTACCAACTTTTTCACAGGCTGTGTACTCCACATGCTCTGAATCCATAAGTTTCGTATTGCCAGCATAAACTTTCTTCTTTCCTGCCATGGCACTGATTCCATATCCGGAAATTTCCTTATAATCAGAAATCACTGACTGATCAATTTCTTTTTCATAAGCAGCAAGAATGGATTTTGCAATAGGATGGTTAGAAAAACTCTCTGCCTCTGCTGCATACTCCAGAACCTGTTCTTTTGAAAATCCATTTGCAGGCAAAATATCCGTCACATTGAAAACACCTTTTGTAAGTGTTCCTGTTTTATCGAACACAATAACGCTGACATTATTAAGTGCCTCTAAATAATTGCTTCCTTTTACAAGAACACCTCGTTTAGATGCTGCACCAATGCCGCCGAAGAAAGTCAGCGGGATTGAAATAACCAATGCACATGGACAAGATACCACAAGGAAAACAAATCCTCTGCGAATCCACTCTGTCCAGCCTCCGCCAAGAATGATCGGTGGCAGAATCGCCAGAAAAGCTGCTAAGATTACAACCACAGGTGTATAATAACGTGCAAATGTAGTAATAAAATTTTCTGTTGGTGCTTTTCGGCTTGACGCATTTTCCACAAGATCAATAATCTTTGAAGCCGTAGATTCACCAAATGCTTTTGTTGTCTTAATCATTAAGACACCCGTCTGATTCATACAACCGGAAAGTGCTTCGTCTCCTTTATGAACACTTCTCGGAACTGATTCTCCTGTTAAGGCCCTTGTATCCAGCATAGAATTTCCATCCACTACCACACCGTCTAATGGAATTTTTTCACCAGGCTTTACAATAATAATCTCACCAATGGAGACATTTTCTGGAGATATGGTAATCAATTCCCCATTTCTTCTTACTGTAGCAGAATCTGGACGTATATCCATTAAGTCTGATATAGATTTTCTGGAACGCTTAACAGCCAATGACTGAAAAAATTCACCTACCTGATAGAATAGCATAACAGCAACTGCTTCTGGATATTCACCAATGACAAAAGCCCCAATCGTAGAAACACTCATCAAAAAATGTTCATCAAATACACGCCCCTTTGAAATGTTCCTCACAGCCTGCCATACAACATCTCCACCAAGAATAACATAAGAAACAATGAGAAAAGCTAACTCGATAGGCAGTGGCACTTTCGCAAAAACAGTCAATGCTATACCAAAGGCATAGATTGCTGCACCAATCGCTAAACGAACTGTCAGCTTCTTATCCTCATTGTTATAGGATTCATTGGCCTCCTGCTTTTTTTCCGGTATATAAGATTCCTGTACAATTTCAGAAACTTCCACATCTGGCTCATGGCTATGAACAATCGTTTCAATCTGACTGGCTATTGTATTTGCGGCAACTGGAGCAACATTGATTGTCAGCGTCTGCTTCATCAAATTTACAACTGAGGATTGTACTCCATCCAATTCTCCGACTTCTTTTTCAATTTTTGCGGAGCAGTTTGGACAGTCCAAGCCCTTTAACAAATAACTCTTTGTAACGGGGATAATTGTTTCTTCCTGAACCACCACACCCGGCTCATGGCTGTGGACAATCGTTTCAATCTGACTGGCTATTGTATTTGCGGCAACTGGAGCAACATTGATTGTCAGCGTCTGCTTCATCAAATTTACAACTGAGGATTGTACTCCATCCAATTCTCCGACTTCTTTTTCAATTTTTGCGGAGCAGTTCGGACAGTCCAAGCCTTTTAATAAAAATATTCGTTTCATAATGACCTCCTTGTAATTTGTTTAGTTGCTCAATTGCTCAACTATAACGCTAAAAATATTATTTCTGCCATAGATGCTCAAATCCCTTATCAATAATCTCTTTCACATGATCATCTGCCAGAGAGTAGTAAACTATCTGCGCTTCTCTACGGAATTTTACCAAATTCGCAAGACGCAATGCCTTTAACTGGTGTGAGATTGCGGATTTCGTTACCCCCAGTAGCACAGCAAGATCACATACACACATCTCACTCTGTTCCAGAGCGTGTAAGATTTGTACTCTGGTACCATCTCCAAATAGCTTAAATAAAGATGCCAACTGGATATAATCATCTTTGGGTTGCATCTTGGATTTCACATCATTCACAATATCCTCATGAATCACATCACAATTACAAATATAAGACGGTTTAGACATACACTTACCTCGTATAATCGAAGTTGAATAGTTGTTCAACTATGATTATATTCATTTTTTGTTCTATGTCAATAAGATTAGTAAATATCTTCTTGGATTTTTGTTTTTAACTGCTTAATACTTTTGTACCGCATCAAAGAATGTGTAGATGAGTTTGAATATAAATTCAAGGACTCCGAAACAGGAAAAATTAAAAAGTTCAAGATAACAGAAAAAAGGATTGTTACTTTTAATCCCAAACTAGCCAAGAAGCAGATATATGAGATTAACTTCTCTTTTTTCTTTTCGTAAAGATTCCTCAAAGTATCTTCCTTTTTTCTGATATCTATAAATGAGCAAAGTTCGTGATTTTGCAGAAAAAAAGATACCTCGATTCCGGATGGTATATTGAAAGCGACCCAAAGCTCCGTTTTTCGAATCAACGAAAAAATCCACAATGGCAAACAGGGCTTTGCCCTAACAAAAAAAGGCTTCACACCACGACCACCGCCGCAATGCAAAGCCTCATCACTCACTATTATATTCTTGTCACAAAATCCAGCGAGATCCACCCATTCCGCTCTTTCTCATACGCTTTCAGCAACCCCCACTTTGATGCTCCGACACCGTCAGCCTCAGCAACAATAGTAAAACAGCCAACACCCGTATATTTTCCAACCTTCTCCTGATCCGTTCCCGGCTTCTTCCGGATATTCAGATCCGAAATCTCCACACGAACCAGATACGGACGAAACACCTCTTCCTGCTTCTTATCCACGGAACTGTACACTGCCTTTCCATTCTCATCAAACACCGAAAACCCCGGATGCTCGTCTGCACTTTTCTTTGCGTTTTCCAGCACCTTAAATGCCCCCACCTGGCTCTCCGCATCCTGCCAGTTCTTCCTCACACGGTACCAGATCTCCTTTTCCGTCTTCCCGCCATCAAACCGTGTCAGCCCATACTTCTCAATAATAACGCAGATCTTCTGCACATATAAACTATCCGTTGCATAGCCGCCATCCTTAATAATCTGGACAGCTTTCCGGTAATCCTTCTCCCCAGCCAGTCCTGCATATCTCTTTTTCTTCCCATTCATCGCTCCCAGAAGATAAGCCGAATGATCCGCAATCGACTGCTCCACGCAGGCATACTTCCGGAAATCCGCAGTCACAGTGTAAAGCTTTCCAGTTCCATCATCCTCCTGCGTTTTCTTCCGGTACTTACTGGTTCCATCCCAGGCACTTCCGCCCCAGCTATTCCCAGACAGCACACATTTCATTCCAAAGCAGTTATTTGCCTTCTGCGCCAGTTCCGTCCTGCCATAACCCGATTCCAGAATAAACTGTGCCGCAGACACAGATGCCAGAATCCCACTGGTTTTCATATTCTCTGCACACAGCACTCCAATCCGCTCAGCTGCCTTCTCATCGGAAAGCCCCAGAAACACAGAAGCCTGCGCCCCTCCAGCTTTCCCAGACATAGCAGCCTTCACAGCTTTCCTGAATCCAGACATCGTATAAGGCAGTCCCAGACCTTTCCACAGATGCTCCGGATCTCCATGATTTGTTGCAATTCCCCTTGCGTGTCCCTCTCTATGGGAAATCACCACACCATCTGCCAGAGGATCCAGACCAAACTTCTTACAAAGCATGGCAAACAATTCCACCGCTGCTTCATACGTCCGCACTGCAGATGCTCTTGCCTTCTCCAGATCAGAGCAGGTAAAGCCCGATCCGCTGGTATACCGGATACAGGCAGGCTCACACATCTCCACACCAATATGCGTGTTATTTCCGCTTCCCTTACTACCTGAACCACAATGCCATCCCCTGTGATTCCATGGCAGTGTCTGATACACAGTTCCATCATTCCCATCAATAAAACCATGCACACAGGCACTTCCAAAAGAAGCATTATTCCAGGAATCAAGAAAGACCTGTGCCCTCGGCTGCGGACATCCAACCGAATGAAGCATCAGGCCCTTCACTGTAATCATTCTCCCTGCAGTATAGCAGGGTTTTTTTGTCAGAAAACTCTCAATCAGTCTCATTCCCCATCACTTCCTTCCCCTCTGTCATGCAGCTGTTCCAGCACATCCTTCATCTTCTGCGGGATCGGCAGCCCCAGATGCCCTGCATTCTCCAGCAAACTCACACCTTCATTTGAAATATAGAAAAAGATCACCGCTGTCCTCAGCACGGATCCGTTCCCGATCACGGACACATCCAGAATATTCGCCATTCTCACCAGCAGAAAGATCAGCACCTTCCTGCAGATTCCCCGGAATCCCACCTCACTGGAAAGCGTATGGTCCGCAAAAGCACACATCACCCCGGTCAGGTAATCGATCACCACAAAAGCGATCAGGGCATACAGAAGTCCGTCACAGCCTCCCATAAACCAGCCCAGCCATCCGCCTACAGCCATAAAAACCATCTGAATAAAGTTCCAAAATTCCTTCATGCCAGAATCCTCCTCCCATGAAAAAAGCAACTCTCATTTCTGAGAACTGCCGTAAATAAGTTTTCTATCTTCATGCCTTGCGGCAGAAAGACCTACATTGTTTCCTCCGTCAGCGTATACGTGATCTTCATGGTCTTGTCCGTATTCTTCACCACTGCTGAACCTAGATTATTGATACTTGCCAGATAGGGCGTCAGAAGATAAGCACACCTGTGCTCCTTCCCGTAACTGCCGCCCCACATAAACACAAAGTTCTTATACTGGAACAAAGGCGTTGCCATGGCCTCAAACCTTGCGCTCCCCTGTGTCTTGATCACCCTGTCATCCGCCGTGATCTGGAAATCCCCTGCCACGATCATGTCACCGAGAAGCGTCATATACACCTCACAGGAACCGGCCTCGCCAAGAGATTTCAGCTTGGAAGTAAAGCCCAGCGGGATCAATGTCACATCCGCTGAATTTGCAGTATTGATCTTATAAACTCCCTTTTTATCATAGGAAGGCACATACAGATATCCCTTCCTCACACAGCATTTTACATTCCGCTCCGGATAGGAACCATCCTTTGCCCTTGTACCCACTTCCGACAGCTTCGCCTTGGACAGTGTCCAGCTTCCCTCCGTAAAGGAATAATCCTTTTTGGAGATCCGGATCCACACCATCTTCGCATCCCCGGAAGCATTCGGTTCATTGGAAAATCCATACCAGTATCCGTCATGCCCGTCCATAAATTCCCCGTACTTTGTATAATCACCCAGGAATGTGAAGCTTTCCGTTGTCAGTGTCTGCTCTTCCAGTACGGTATAAGTGGTATCATCCAGCTTCTCATTCAGCCCGATGTTAAACACCGGGATCCGGATCTTCGTAATAGTCACACTGGAAGTCCCAAAGGTAATAGAATACAGCAGATTCTTTTCAAAATCCAGCTCCACTGCTTCAAACAGTGTCATCTGCTTCGCCTTCGGGATATCCCCGATATCCACCTTTTTCAGAAGCAGGAACGTGCTGGCATCCCCTGCCGCACTGCCAAAAGCATTCTGCCCGCCCAGGGCACTGGTCAGTGCCACCGCTGCAATATTCCCGTTTCCCTGGCTGGGAGTGAACTCCCACACAAACTTATATCCATTGTCCAGTTTCTTGCTCTCCGTCTGGTTCAGGCTTCCCCTCGCCACATTGGAACCGGAATTAACATTGTTGGAAGCATAAGCCACCGGCAGGTTCTTCCCCTGCTCGTAAATATGGTCCGCCTTTTCTTCCAGCACTGCCGGAAACAGCAGGATCCCGCCGATCATGTTCGGGCAGATGGGAAGCAGCGTCCCGTTCCACAAAACAGAATTGTCATACTCCCCGCTGGCTTTCAGATAAATCCCCATGAGATTCAGCCCCAGAATATTATTCACTGCTTCCGTGATCATGTTCGTCTCCTGAACTGTCTCCACCGCACCCGTATTCGTATCGGTCAGTTCAATGACCATTTCACCTTTCAACTTCATCACACACCCTCCATTTCTACCGGCCTGCAGAAACCGCTGATTCCCGCTCTCTCAGCAAAATACACTTCAAATCCTCTGTTCACCGTCTCCTTCATCTGCATGGACAGCGATTCCCGGAAACCATTCACATCCAGTCCTCCGCCAATGGCAAATCTCGTGGTATAATCTTCCACCTCAAGCTTTCCATCCCAGGCTTCCCCAGCCGCCATTGCCTGTCCGCTGACAGAAGCAATGCAGTCTCCCACATCAACCGTACCGCTGCCATACTCCATCCAGAGATACACATTGAACGTATTCGTATAATTGGCAACAATCTTCTCAATGGGATAATACAGTGACAAAATATGTTTCCCGGAATGCCAGGTCTCCACCGGACAATGCTCCACGATCTCCTCATTGTTAAATTCATAGACCACATGGCAGACCGCCTGTCCGTCTTCCTGCCACTTCACCGGAAGGCTCACATCCACAGAAACCTCCGAACCACTCCCGGATCCTGCATCTGCTCCTCCGGAAGCATTATCCGTACTTCCGGCATCCTCATTCCCGGAAGCATTTCCAGCCGCATTTCCTGTCACATCATTTTCAGTTTTACTACTCTCAGAAGTTCCATCAGAACCATCCGTGCCATTTCCAGTTCCACTGCCGCTTCCGCCCGGAAACGGAATCACCACAGTCCCGGAAGCCTCCGCAGACCGTTCCACCGGATCCGCAGCCACATCCACAACAACCTGTGCAAAAAACTGCATGTGGTTTTCCTCAGAAGAAGCAAACTGGATACTGACCAGCTTCACCTTCGTCTGCCCGATCTCATGCGCGGAAGCATTGGTAAACGTGTGAATCCCTATCTTCCCAGTCTTCGCATTGTCTTCAATCTGGTTCAGCAGCCCCGAAATATTCTTGTCATTCCTTGACTTTGCCTGAGCCAGCCTCGGGTTCTTCCCCACACATTTCAGGCTCTGCTTTCCCCCGATCTTCTGCCTGATGGAAGTGATACAGGTGATCTGTCCCTCATCCGCCTGTCCTCCTGCAAATGTCAGCACATCCCCCGGATCCAGGGCAGGATTCCCGATGGTATCCGAATCAAACGGCACATACCGGATCACTGACAGATCTGACAGGATATTCCTGCACAGCATCTCCCTGGTCTCCTCCAGCCCAAACTGCAGAAGCGGATTCACTCCCAGATTCATGGTCAGCCCATTGTCCGGATCCAGAGCATAATACTCCGCAATCTGCGTCTGCTTATTCGTGGAACTCACCGCCGTATACCTAGTAATAAAATCCGAAAAACTGGAAGAAAACCGGTGTCTCTGCTCCACCTTCATCACAGGATCCTTCCCGTACTTTCTCAGTTCCAGCTTCCCTTCCCTGTTGATAATAAAGAAACCTCCCAGAACCTGTGCCACATAAAACAGCACATTCCGGCAGGTCTCAATATCATTTTCAGTATAAACAGAAAGCGTCACCCCGCCATTCGGCATGGCATCAATCTCCGCCCTCTTATTCGCAAACTCCACTTTGCATCTCTTACAGCACAAAGCAATAAAATCATAAGCAATCCCCACAGTCTCAAACCCGTTGAAACTCTTATCAAACCGCATCATAAAATCATAGGCTTTCAGTTCCAAGCACTTCGCCAGACGGTTCGCCTCGCTGACCTCAAAAACTCCCATCGGCACATCTTCCACCGAACCATCCGCCAGCACCAGATGAAACACCAGCGTCACCTGAGCATCCTCCAGCGTATACCTGTCAATGTCACTCAGAAGCGTGATCCCCATCTCCGCAGCATACACCGTCCCCAGTTCAATCTCCGTACTTCCGCAGCACTGCCTGGAAATATACCCGGAACCCTTCACAATCTCCTTCGCCCCGAACTCATACGTCATTCCGCCCTTGGTAACGATCGTACCCGTCCAGAAATATTTCCTTGTATTACTCCTGACTGCCCTCAGAAAAACATCCGACACAGGATACATCCCGCCACCTCCATTTCCCCACGAAAAAAGCACCAGCCAACTAGGTGACTGATGCTGTGTTATATTATTGTTTATCATTACAACCTGGAAGTTATAGTGCAATCTTTTTCCATTTTCTAATCTTGGTTCTAAAGGTTCCGAACGGAGCAACTGTATTAACATGTATGAATTTGTATACTTCCCATACAGCTGTTTTAGTTGCTTCGTCAGCCCATTTTCTCATATGTGGTTTAAATAATTCTTCATCACTCAGAGAATCAATCATTGCATAAATAGAGTTGATATTCTCATTCAATCTGTCTTTCAATTCTTGCAGTGACAGCTGAGCATATGTATCTGTGAACCATTGATATAATTCGCCAAGCTGATTCCACTTAAAATTATCCGAAGGAGTTTTGACAGGAATACCCTTTCTTTCGTCTGATTCCCATTTAATAACAAGAGTTGTCCAGCCAACCTGATAAGCAAGATTTTCTGCCGGAGTTCGATCGATCTCATCAATTCTCTTATCTTTTAAATGCTCCGGAATATCATTAAATTCTGAAATATACTTTGCAAAGCTTTTATTTATCTCGTTTTTAAGTTCGTCTTTATTCTCATATGTTCTCAATAGTCTATCTCTCCAGCTTCCGATTTTCCAGTTTCAGAAACTGGAACTTTCAAATTAGTCTTTGCAAACAACCTTTGAACCTTCACCATCAATTACAATTCCCTGACGGTTGTTAATTGGGGATAGATTCAAATCCGAAAATTCAGTCATTATTTTCTCGGTAACTTTCTTAAATGGTGCTGTAAGATAATGCGGAAGAACATAGAAATCAATCAAATCAAGCCCTGCATCATCTTCTTGTGAGTAGTCCTCCGGCTTTTCATCCATTTGTTCAATATATTGGATAGTTGGAGCGCATATAATCGCACCTGCCGATTCACCGATCATCAGTTTTCCCTTTTCCAATTCCTTCTTCAATAGCTCATCCGTTCCCGTTTTACGGAGCTGGTCCATAAGGAAGAAAGAATTTCCACCAGTAAAATATATCACATCCGCATCTTCAAAAACAGACTGTATCGTTAAATAAGCCTCCGTTGAAATATCAATTTCAGTTACGGCTGCTCCCAGTTTATTGAATAGCTTTCGAGCCGAGCCGACATAACCGGTATAGCCTTCACGCAGCGAAGCTGTGGGAATAAATGCGACTTTCTTGTTATCAATTTCTTCTTTTATCAAACTTCCTACACTTGAAAAGTGCGAACATAAAAACAGTTTCATCCATATCCTCCTTAATAAATTCCGATTGAACAAAATCGCTGCGCGATGGCCTGCCAAGGCTGTGGCGCAGTTTTTCTTTCTCTAAATCAAAAAGCAGTGGAA